TCCTGGCCTCTTCCTGGTGTGTAATCCATAACCGGTATACCCATTCGTCTTAATTCTTGTAATAAACTTTGTCCACTTGCCTTAGCTTCTATTATAATTGTTTCTGGTTGCCAATACTTGTATTGATCGAGTGCAACCATCTTTAATTCTGGAAAATCATATTTACCTTTTACGGCATCAATTAACATAATAGCATCTGGCCCTGACTCGTGAGGCGTGAATATTCCCCATGTAGTAATAGCTGAGTAATCGGCAGTTTCTTTTTTACTGAACGCAGTATCATAGGATTGAATTACATGTTTTAAAGTTGGAAGATCCTCGG